TGTTCAATTGATTGATGAGTCTACAAATACAACAGCAACTCCAACAGTTTCTGTAGCTTCTGCAAATGGTTTTATGACTATGACAGGAGTCTTTACAGTTGTTGATGCGAGATTTTACGGATTAAAGATTTTTGATGGCAACAACTTAATTTATCGTGATAGAGTTTTTGTAACTTCACAAACGAATTTTCCAAAGTATACTGTTAACGAAGGTGTGTACAAGCAGGAGACTTCAAACACTAACGAATTTATAATAGTACCATGAGCGATATTAAAATAGTTAATCTATCAGGTTACACAACACCAATAGTAAAAGAACAGAGAGGTGAAGATTGGATAGCCTATGGCGAAGACAATTTTTACTTTAATTATTTGATAGATCGTTACAATGGATCAGCGACTAACAATGCTATCATTAATGGAATGTCAGAGCTTATTTATGGAAAAGGAATTGATGCTTCTGATAGCAGTAAAAGACCTGAACAATACGCTCAAATGAAATCTTTATTTCAGCCAAAAACAATGAGAAGGGTTTGTTCTGATTTTAAGATGATGGGCCAAGCTGCATTTCAAGTGATTTATTCAAAGGATCATTCAAGGATTACAGAGGTGCATCATATACCTATAGAAAGTTTAAGAGCTGAAAAATGCAATGAAGAGGGTGATATTGAAGCATACTATTACGCTAAAGACTGGAAAGAAGTAGCAAGAAAAAAAGAAACGCCAATGAGAATCCCTGCATTTGGATTTTCTAAGGATGGTATTGAAATTTTATACATTAGGCCGTATCGTGCTGGTTTTCACTACTATAGCCCAGTAGATTATCAGGGAGCATTGCCATTTGCATCTGTAGAAGAAGAGATTGCAAACTATTATATCAACGTAGTTCAGAACAACTTTAGTCCTTCTATGCTCATCAATTTCAATAATGGAGTTCCTGATGAGAATGCAAGGTATGAAATAGAGCAGCGCATAGCACAAAAGTTTGCAGGAAGCTCTAATGCTGGTAGATTTATTCTAGCTTTCAACGATTCAAAGGATATGGCCGCTGATGTTCAGCCTGTTAGCTTATCTGATGCAGCAGACCAGTATCAATTTTTGTCAGACGAGGCATCAAAAAAATTAATGGTAGGCCATAGAGTGACCTCTCCAATGCTCTTAGGTATAAAAGATTCTACAGGACTAGGTAACAACGCAGAAGAGTTAAAAACTGCAAGTGAGCTTTTTGAAAATACTGTCATTGCTCCTATGCAAGAGACAATACTTGATGCTTGTGATGAGATACTTGCTTACAATGAAATCGCTTTAAACCTTTATTTTATTACTTTACAGCCACTCTCTTTTCAAGAGAATGTAGTTATTGACCAAGAAACAAGAGAACAAGAGACAGGTGTTAAATTAAGCTCTGTGGATTTAAAAAAACCTTGTGAAGCTGGATATGAGCAATATGGTATGAAAACCAAGAATGGCAAAAAAGTTCCTAATTGCATTCCTATCAACAACAGCGAAGATGTCAAGCTAAAAGAGATTGATGGTCAAAAGGTTTACAACACAAAAGAAGAAGCTGAAGCTGCTGCATCTGCTAAAGGATGTGAAGGTTCTCACGAGCATGAGCAGGATGGTGTTATTTTCTATATGCCTTGCTATAGTCACGATGATATTAAGTCTTTAGATGATGATGAGTATGAAAAAATTTATGAGTCTTTAAATGAGTTTGGTGAGGATATAGATTTAAACGAGTGGGAGCTTGTTGAAGAATCGCCTGTTGACTATGAACAAGAAGCTGCGATTGACAAGATGTACAATTTTGCATCTACTGGCACAGCACGACCAAATGCTAAGAGTGTTCAAGATGGAGTAACTCCTGATGGAAGACCATACAAAGTAAGGTATCAATATACTGGAGGGCTTCAAGAAAACTCAAGAGAATTTTGTCGGTTGATGGTTGGAGCTAAAAAGATATATCGCAAAGAAGACATTGTTGCTATGGGTTCTCAAGAAGTTAACAAAGGATGGGGGCCTAAAGGTGATTCTGCAACCTATTCCATATGGTTTTACAAAGGAGGGGGTTCATGTCATCATTTTTGGATGCGACAAGTTTATATGGGTAAAGAGGGAGCGAAGAACGTAGATGCCAAAAGCCCAAAAGCAGAAGTAGGAGTAAATAAGGCAAAAAGAGAAGGAGCTAAAATAGTTACTAATAATCCTAAAGTAGCAAAAATGCCACTAGATATGCCTAATGAAGGATTTTTAAACCCAAGATAAAATTATGGCCACAGCATTATTCATATCAAGAGAAGATTTAGTTCGTAACACACTGATTTCAGGGAGTTTGGATATAGATAAATTTATACAATTTATAAACATCGCTCAAGTCATTCACGTTCAGAATTTTACAGGAACAAAGTTGTATGATGCAATCAGTAATATGATTATCAATAACACACTTACTGTGGCTGACAACCCTAATTATTTAAAATTAGTAAATGACTATCTACAGCCCATGCTCATTCAGTATGCAATGGTTGAGTATCTTCCATTTGCAGCTTACACAGTAGGCAATGGAGGTGTTTATAAGCATACTTCAGAAACCTCTGTAAGTGTTGACAAGTTAGAGGTTGATTTTCTTATTGAAAAGTCTCGTAAGCTCGCAGATTATTACACAGACAGATTTACGGACTACATGATTTACAATCAAAATCTATTTCCTGAATACACAACTAATACTCAAAGCGATGTTTACCCTGACTACACAGTACAAAACACAGGTTGGAACTTGTAAAACCACTTACAAGCCTAAACTTGAAAATCAGAATAAATTAAAAACCTTTTTAAATAAAAATAAAAAATGAGTTTTATAGAAATATTTAAAGACAATAATGACTGGAATGAGAAAACAATTGTTGGAGCTTGTAGTTTTGTCGTTTTAGTATTATTTGCAGGTCTTGATCTTATTACAGGTCTTTATGGTAAAGAATTAATTGTAAGTGATACAATTTTGCAATCTTTTATGATTTTAACTTTAGGATCATTTGGAATTGCAAGTGCTGAAACCATTTTTCCTATTAACAAAAAATCATGCGACTGTAAAAAATGAAAAACAGATCACCGATAGACAGATTAGATTCGTTTGGAGAAGATACAGTTCTTGGACTTTCAATAAAAAGTTTGATAGCGGTAGGGATGACAATAGCGGTAGCAGTTTCAGGTTACGGAATGCTCAAACGAGACATCGAAATCGCTAAAGAGCTTCCGATTGCACCTGTATCATTAAAGGCTTATGAACTCCAGCAGGAGTTGATTGAGCAATCTATTATCACTACACAGCAAGATATTGAATCCATAAACTCTAGTTTACAAAAGATTGATGAAAGGCTTTACAATTTATCTAGGAAATAATGCTTTCTAAGAACTTTTCTCTTGATGAGATGACTCGTAGTAGTACAGCCAAGTCTAAACGCATAGACAACACACCTAACGAGGCTCAAATTGAATTTATGGTTGAGTTATGTCAAAGTGTATTGCAACCGATTCGTGATAAGTTTGGGCCAGTAAAAATTAATTCAGGATTTAGAAGTGCAAAATTAAATACTGCCATTGGTGGAAGTACATCTTCTCAGCATTGTTGTCTAAATGGCGCAGCAGCAGATATTTATTTCAAGCTAGGTAGAGCTGAAGTTTTTCATTGGATAAAAGAAAATTTAAGATTTGACCAGTTAATTTGGGAATTTGGTGACGAAAATGAGTCACTTGATGGTAATGGCCCTGCATGGATTCATGTATCGTACAATTATGGTAAAAATAGAAATCAAATTTTAAAAGCAATTAAACAAAATGGCAAAACAAAATACCTCAACTTTTGAAGATTTTATCAATGAATTGGAAGAAAAAACTCAACCTAAAGTCTGCAACATTGACAATCCTAACGATTGTGATTCTTGCGGTAGTTAATGGATGCGGTATTGCTCAACACACCCAACAGAATGTAATTGTAAAGGACACAGTCATTGTAACAAAGGAGAGAGTTCTTCACGACACTCTAACCTTACAAAAGGACACAATAATTTACCAAGACAGGGTAAAAGTAGAAATCAAATGGCTAAAAGGTGAAAAGGTTTTTGTCAATGCACAATGTCCAACGGATACTGTAAGAGTTGAAAAAATAAAGATTGTAAACCAAAAAATAAAGAAAGAAAGATTGGGATGGCAATTTTTCGCAGGGTGGGGAATTACAATACTATTCCTTTTGGTTATTGTTAGAGAAGTAGTAAGAAAAGTCATTTAAGGTACTTTTAAAGCTATTTAAGAGCATTTAATGGTGTGGGTGGTATGATTGTATACTTTAAGTGATTTGAATGCGTTAGATTAAAGATAAATGCTTTCAAGAAGTTATTTGTTTTTTTTTAAAATTTATTTGGTAGTTCCAAAAATTAATAATATTTTTTACCTAACTACTAGCTATACTAACCTTATTAGTAGTTAGTAATAGTTAGTTAATTAGTTAGTAATTAGTAGTTAGTAGT